ACTGATAGATTGTCCCAGCGGTCCCGGCCTTCTCGTTTAATCGTCGGAATGTAGTCGTTGAAACAGCGGGGTCATAGATCAGCGGGTCATATCCGCGCTGCCAGAACATCCCTACACCGCTCAACTGGCAGAATTGCCAATTGTTTGCACTTATCGTCGGAGCGACTCCGCCTCCGCCGTAGGTAAGCGTAACTAGAGTAGTCCCACTCAATTTGTAAAGGAATCCGCCTCCAGCACAAATGGTAGTGGCAGTTCCATCGTTTTCGATCAACTCACCGATACAGGTGATGTTCGATGAGGCAAGGTCGGTATTCGCGGTACTTGCAGTAGTCCATCCCTTCCGAGAAGCTACCCGACCAGACTTATCGATCACGCAATTGATGGCCTCAAGAGCGAAGTTGGTCGACAGGTCAACCGGACTGTCTGACGTATTCAGCCCGTAGAATCCAGGGGCGCTAATCGAGAAGGGGACGATCTGTTGGCTCATGTTGCATCGAAGGTATCAAACTCGGCAAACCGCTCTTTTTCAAGCGAGATATAGTCGGCTAGAACCGACTTAAACAGCCCATACGCCTCTGCTGAACTTAACCCCCCATCTTCGCCCCTCTCAACCAAAGCACGGGCCACAGCCCCCGCTACAACAGGCTCAGAGGGAACGGTGATAATGTCTGCGTCAGCCGTCAATGTGACTTGAGGAACAGTCATGTTGAACTTGAGCGAGTAGACTCCAGATGGCGTCGGAAATATCTCAACCTTTGAGTCTGTACCGTCCGCTCCATTCCATGCGTAGTACGCCGGAACGCTGGATGAGGTGTTGGAAAGTTGTTGTTGGTCAACAATCCACTGGATAGGGACGTTTCTCAGAGTTATCAGGTTTGTGGAGTCGTTGACGGTGATACTTCTTTGCCGGATACCTGATCCAGTTACGGTGTAGGTGGATTGCCCTGCGACGGTAGGAATGGTGATTGTCGTGGCGAGGCACGTCCAGTCCCACGCATCCTCCACTTGTCGCTTGGCATCGTTGACGAACTTTCCGATCAGGGTTGAGTAGGTCGAGGTCGTTACCGATGCTACCGAACTCTCACGAAGGCGAGCTAGTACGTCATTGGTTGCGGATAAAAAAGTCGTCATTAGTTTGCTCCTGCAACTACTGCTGAACTCAGGTATGGCTGAAGATTTCCGCTTGCCACTGCCTGCAATACGCGGTTTTGTTCAGCAGTTGATAGTTGATTCATCAAGGCGGAAGCATCCTTTCCGTTCCGCATTGCATTGTAAACCTTTGCCATGACCTTCTTGTTAAGCGATTCCTCTGCAACGTCGAGTACCTTGTTTGCCACAAGCGCAGGGCGTGATAACAGATTTGGAAGCCTGAATGTTGCAGCGTCTTTTCCTAGGATGTTCGCAAGATCGGTTCCGCCTGTACTTGCCAATTCCTTCAACTTTGTATCACGCTCAAGTTCAGCAGAAACCTCACGCATCGGCTTGAATTTTTCACCCATTGCCTTCGCAACATCGTATTCACCGGAGAATATCTTTTGAACCGCCTTCGGGTTGTTGCCTTTGACAAGTTCCATAAACCCATCAGGCGACTTCTGTAGCATCTTCAATGCTTCCCCACCAAGTTTCATGCGGTTAATCACGCCCATCCCATCAGCGTAAGTCTGCAAGTAGTTCCTCCATCCAGTCCCTCCAGCCGCTTCAATGGCATCGTCAATCAATGGGGACACTTTGCCGAGAATGGAAGCAGTCATCTTCGCTTGGGTCTTTTCGGTTGCAGAAGGGTTAAGCCTAGAAACTTCGCTTGCTACCGCATTCTTGCGGATTGAATACAGGGCTTGAGCGTCTATAACTCCGCCGTTAGCCGCCGTCCATTCTTCAATCTCTTTAGCGACGTTCGACATGACGTTCTGGATTGGTTTTGATCCAGCAAGTTTCGGGTCATTCAGGCTAGAAACAATCTTTCCAGTAATGCTGTCAGTATTCAGAGGAGTAAGCCCGTGCGCCTTCAGGCTATCCGCCCTGGCTTGAGCAAACCTTGAGGCCTCTCCAGCAAGAAGTGAATCAGCAGCAGACTTTCCTGCTACTTGTTCTGCTGTATCAGCCAACTCTCCCATATATGTCTTGCTAACTGGTGCGGCAGGCATTCCTCGCTTTGCAAGTATTTCCCGCCCAACAATAGGTGCGCGTTCAGATGCAGCAGTAAATCTCCTTACATCTTGCACCTTGTTAGCTGCTACATTTGCAAGAGTGTCCGCTTCCCCTTGTATCTTCGGGAGTAAAATTCCTGCCTGATTAGCCGCGCCTAGTTCAGCCTCACGCATCGGGTTAGTCAACCCCGTCAATGATGCCTTGGTATCTTGAATGGCTTGCCGAGCAGCAGTCTGCGTCGGGCCTCCAGCAAGTGCAGCAATCTTCGCCTCACGATCTGCGGCTTGTCTTGCCAGAAGATCGCTAGTGAATTGCGAATCCTGTTGAGCCGCCCGTTCTCCAAGTGCAGCGAATCTCGTACTACCAACTGGAGCCGCTGCTTGCGAGGCGGTAACATTTTGTCCAGCCGCCTGCAATGCTGCTTGAATCTTCGGAAGTTCTTCTCCAGCGACATCGCGTAAGACCTTACCTGCTTTTATTTCCGACAGCCGGCCCTTGAGCAAATCAATAGCCCATCCAAAACCCTTTGCTGCGGCGGTAAGCACTGGCGGAGCGACGGCAGAGATTGCGCCGCCGAGCATCCCACCGGAAACCGCGCTACCATCTTCTGATGCTGCGCCAAGGATTGATCCGGCAGCAGTTCCACCAATCACGTTCTGGAGCATCCCAGCAGCAGGCCGAATCGCTTTAGCGGCTTGCATTGCCTTCAACCCAACCACTTGAGCATACGGGTCTGCTATCTGTCCACCGATGTATCTGCCGGATGACTTGTCGATTGCTTCGGTAGGAAACAACGACTCGCTCAGTTTTTCTTTGCCAAACAAGCCACCAGCAAGGTCGATTCCACCGCGAAGTGTTCCAGTCAATCCAGCAAGCGTATCAGCCGCCCTTGCTAGATACGGATGTTCTCCGCGAGCAAGAGATACCGCCGATTTCCGCTTGAATGCTTCGCTTGGAGTAAAAGTCGGCGCTGACGGCACGGCAGGTTTTCCAAACTGAGTCTTTGCATACGCAAGCACCGCAGATTCGGATGCGTTGTCCGGTGCGGTGACTTCGTATGTTTGGCCGTCAGGAGCGGTTATCTCGTAGGTAGCCATAGTTACTTCTTCTTGATAGACCAACCTGATTGAGACTGAGTATCTTTCTTTCCTGACAAATATCGGCTCTCAATAGAGTCTAATGCCCTACGGTTTGCCTCAACATCAAGCGTTGGATCAGTTGCCGTTGCCAGCCAAAGTTTCAACTCAGCATTAGAATCTATCTGCTTTGCAGACATTCCAGTTGCCTTCATCAACGACGCCAGCAATGCAGGCCTTGACATTGCAACATCATTTCTTGCGCTTTGGTTTTCAGAGCCAACTATCTTTCCGGCCATCTGCCCAATTCCAGATGATGAGATAGATGACCCGATATTACTCATTGTTGATTTCTTCGTGCTAGTAATCCCGCCACCAGATTCAAGTCTGTCATAAGCACTTCTAAGTGTGGCAAGAGTAGTATCAAGTCCAGCAGCCCCAACCGCCTTTTGTTCCGCAGCAGCATTCGCTTTGGCATCAGCCGGTCCACCAGGGATAGGCTCAAGATTCCCTTCTGGCGTGTACCTGTATCCCATCGGGACTTTCCCACCAACGCCACCCTTGCTTTCCTGAATCGCCAATCCCATCCGGCGCAACTCAAGCAACTGCTGGCGATACATTTCCGTACTCTGCCCATTTTGACGGGCTATTTCAGCCTTGGACTCTATTTCCTTTTCGCGCAGGCGAATGTTCTCAAGAATCTGCATCTTCTTAAGCTCCCGCCCTTCAGTTTCAACGTCAGTTTGCTTGCGTTCAAGCAAATCTTGCTTGCGCTGTTCAATCAACGCCTTCTTCTCATCGGCTTCCATCTGTCTTGCTTTCAAAACAAGCATCATAGCAGTCCGTTGATCGCCAGCCTGTGCGAATTGCGATGCTTTTGCCTTGAGTCCTGCGGAGGTAGAAAGATCACCACCCATCCCCATGACTTGCTCGCGCATCTTGGCTTGCTCGATGGCGGGGTTTACATAGCCCATTGACTCAGCTACCGGGCCGGCCATCATTCCGCCTGCACGATACATGCTCCCTGTAGCTCTCTGGAATGGGTCTTGAGCGGCGTACTTGTCAGCCGATTGTCCAAGAGCAGCATTCTGCTGTTGCTGAATCTGCCATGGCTGAAGTCCGAAAAGACTATCTACGATATTTTCGGCCATGTTAGAGCCTCACGCCGGTAAATGGGTTGAATTGGTACTGTTGCTGCTGCTGTTGTTGACCGTAGTTCTGCATGGTATTCCCTGCTCCGGTCAGCATGGCTCCCCAAGGACTATAGGCATTCGCGGGTTGCATTGTCTGCGAGGCATTCAACATGCCTTGCCCGAGAAGCTGTCCAGATTGTGCGTTACTCGTTACCTTGCCAAGATTCACGCCCAAATCCATCGCATTCTGCCCAAGCCCTTCAAGGGTCTGTGCACCGCCCATAGCGGTTTTGTATGGGTCGTAAGAAGCGGTTTGAGTACCGTACATGCTCTTGAGAAGATCGCCGCCAGAACCGACCATTCCAGCCCCGAATTTGGCATAGTCCATCCCGCCTTGAGTGGCGTGTGCAGCCAATCCCAAGTCTTGCTGTCTCTGAGCGTTGTAGAGGGCTTCCAGTCGAGGATTCGCCCCCATCATTCCCGTAGAAGTCCCACCAGTGGAAAGCCCGTAGGTTCCACGGTTGAATTCCCCGGTAAGCATCTGGTTCGTATCGCGCTCACGGCCTGTAGCCAAAAGAGCCTGCTGTTCGGCCATGTACTTCTGGGCTTGCTGTTCAGGGGTTGTCGCAAGGTAGTTGTTACCAAGCGCCATCATTGTCTGTGCGGCTTGGCCCATTGGGGCGGTAGCGGCTTGTGATCCGGTGAACTGGTTAAGCATTCCGCCGGATGCGGCCATCAATTGATCTTGTTGGGCTTTTACATCAGGCGTCAGAGCGTACCCTGCTCCGATCACATTTCCTTGTGCGTCTTTGGTGAAGTCGGATTTCCCGAATCTGGTAGTTACTCCAACAGGGCGAAACTTTGCGGCGTCAGCGGCTATCTGAGCTGCTTGAATCTGTGCAGCAGCGGCTTTCGTAGCTGCGTCTTGCCCGGCGGTTCCTTGAAGATACCCACCAAGAGCGGTTAGTCCGCCACTCAACATTCCAGAGGATTGAAGGGCTTTGTATGCCTGTCCAGCGGTTCCAAGCGGGTCATTTGCCGCCTGTTGCATTAGGTTGTTGATCCATGAGTTTGCTGTAAGCCCTGAACCAGCTGATAAATTAAGTGGAACGCCACTCAATGATTGTTCAAGCCCTGGAATCTGAGACATCTGTCCGCTGTAGTTTGTGAAGTCTGGGAATATGCTAGAAAGGTCCAACATACTTCCTCCTGTACTTCCTGCTGCGGCTCCTGCTGGAGCTGACCATGCTGCCGGCGAATACATTTCTGCGAAACTACTAGCCAAGGATGGATTAATGCTTCCTACACCCCCTAACCCGGTAGCGCCACCTAGACCGTTAATTCCGTATCCCATTGAGCCAAGACCTCCAGCGCCCAACGCCATCATCCCAAGAAATTCTCCGAAATGTCCTGATGCGCTCCAGTTAGGGTCTCCGGCAAATTCGTTCCACGGAAGAATTTCGCGCATTTGCGAAATCGGTCCATATGTAGGCGCGGTAAATTCGTCTGCTCCTGGCGTCATAGTCTGTTGCACGACATATCCTGGATTGATGTAACCAGGCATTTGTCCTGGTACGGTAGTTGGATAATAGGCAAATGTATTTGAACCATCACCAAATCCAGCTAGTCCAGGCCCGACGCCACTTTTCAACGTGTAACTTCCGTTGTTGATAGCTTCCTGTAGTTGCTGTAGCGTCATTGCCATATCAAATCTCCATTACTTCTTTGCGCGGCCTTCCACGTTTCTTCAGCACTTCCGCTTTGGGGGCTTGCGGGACTTTGACGGCTTCATTGGCTTTTTCATGTTTAACCTCCTCATATCCTTCGTGCTTTCGCATACTTTCAATGTCGTTAGGATCACTGAAAGCCACGGTATTCCCACTTCGCTTACACCGGAATTCAACCACCCTGAACCACCGCAGCACTCAGAACGCCAGACCCCGAAGCCGACAGAAGCAGTCGAATGCACGCTACCGGGGCAGAGTAAGTAGCCTCGGATGAAGCAGTTTTAGCGCCTGCCGAGTTATCAAACCACAACGCAGGGTGCGAAGTCCGACCGTCTTGGTAGGAATGCTGTACTTTGTAGGTAGCGGTTCCGCTTACCAGAGTCACACCAATACCAATTGCAATCGGAGAGGTATCCAGATTCGGACGGATCGTGTTCGATACGGAATCAATGGCATGACCGACAGAAAGGGTTCCAGCTACCGATCCAGTATGCGTTACAGAACTGACCGTCTTGAAGTATTTGGTACAGGTTTTTGTACCTGCACTCGCCCCCACGATGGATTCGGTTTGCGCCCGCCCATCCGAGTCTGTTCCGGTAATCGTGAAGGTGATACCTGTATCGTTACCGCCCGATACAAGCGTGGGGAGATGAGCAGCGGCGAGGGTTGCTACACCACCGCTTGCCATCGTCCCGCCAATGACAATAGCACCAGCACCCGGAGATGCTGATGCGCTAATCGAATTGACAGCCGCCGCAGTCGTGGTCAGCAAGAGGGGGCCAAATGAGTTTACATCCATGTCTATTCTCCAAAGAGAACAGGGGCCGAAGCCCCTGCCTTCTTACCAAGCCGGACGACCGACCAAGATTTTGACTACTGCATTGGTGATCGCATCTGCCGCGAATTCGGCTACGTCTGCATGAACGATGAAATTCACCGTATTTGCAGCGCCGACTTCGGCGCGGATTACAGCACCATCACCACCAGCGTCAAACGAATCTACATTCAGACTCATTCCGATAACCATGTCGCCCAAAACAACCCCAGGAACCGTGAGGCTGATTGACATCGTATCGCCAATCGCTACGGCGTCTTGATCCGTGATCGTAGCGGTTACAGTCCACATTTCCGAGAACGCGCCGCCGAACTGTTTGTTACCTTGTTCAACGAGACTTACGGTTGCGCTATTTGCCATGATGAATCTCCTTTCAAGTTAAGTGGGGGAAGCCGAAGCCTCCCCCGGATTCATCAGGCCGGGACGACCAACGCAACGCCACTGTAGGTGCGGAGGTTCTTCACACCATACACAGTGTCAGACGTTACCAGAGTCGACAGGTACTCTTGCTTGTACTGGCTCTGGGTACGAATCGACTGTTGTTCAGCAAGGACGTTGGCTTCCTTGTGGAACAGCGAGCAGACGCGATACTTGGTAGCCGAGTGACCCGTGAAGTCATACGACAGACCAAAAGCGTCAGTACCAGTCGTTGCCGAAGCGGTGCTGGAGAACAGGGTGGCCGTCGCGTCGTCAGTGGCTTCGCAATGCAGCCACGGGCAGTTGGACGATGTGTAGATTTCCACGCCGTACAAGTTGCCCAGACGACCCGTGCGGATCGCATCGCCAGAACCGACAAACGCCTGTTCTGTGAAGCGCGGAATACCACGCAGAACCTTCGCCTCAACCGGAGGAATCACCAGATTCAGTTCGCTGGAATTCACATCGGAATCTTCCAGCAGTTGAATCGCGGTACGCAGACCCACATCGGTAATCGCCGTACCGTTGCCATCACCGGACCCGTCGAAGTTCGTAGAACCGTCACCGCCGATCTTGGCGGTTTCCCATACGTTCGTCAGGGACGGGGTAGCATTTCCAGATTGCCAGTAGTGACCCAGAAGCATCAGGTCTTGGTCAACCTGTTTTGCCAGAGCGTAACCGCCGTCATCGGTGTAGAACTGACGCAGGGACGAGTGAGCTTGCATTTCGGCAATATCCTCGTAGAAGCGCGAGTATTCGTAGTGCTTGTTGATGAGAACCTGGATTTCGCTGTTCGAGTCAGCAACAACCGTAACCAGAGTAGCCGCAGCCTTTGCAGAAGCAGCGCCACGAACAGGAACCGGCAGATGGACGGTATCGCCCTTCTTGCCTTTGAAGTTCATCTTGCGGGTGAGATTACCGACTACCAGTTTTGCTTTGTAGGCGGCGATTACTTCGTCGGACCACTGTTCGGGAACGAAGTAACCAGCGGTCGATACGGTGGTAATACCAGTTGGGTAAGCCATTTTGATTCTCCTAATTACTGATTAGTAGGCCCGTCCAACTGGAAGAATCAGGTCTTTACCTAACTCTACCTTCTCGGTACGCTGCATCAATCTCTGACTGCATCGAATCGAACTTGGACGGATCGCGCATTTTGAGGCGAATCAGATCAGTTCGTCTGTAGACTTTCTTGGAACTCTCGCCGGAACCTCCAGTTTCAACCGCAACAGATTGAAGGGTTTTGGTGCGGGAGGCTTTTTCCTCGTCCGGCACTTCTACCTTCTGCTTTTCAGTTTTTACCTGCTTCAGTTCTTTGTAGGTACTGAACAACTCGTCAGCAGCATCCAAGTCGAACGCATTGGCTTTCTGGAACAATTCGGTGCGGACTTTGCTTTTGGAAATCCACTCACCAAACTGCTGTTCTTGAAGAATCTGCCCGGAATCAGGGTGCTTCCTCTCAAACTCTGCCTTTGCCTGCGCCTGCCGTGCTAGAACCGCATACTGCTTTGCGGCCATCACTTCAGGGTTCGTCTCAATCTGCCTGCGAATTGCTTCCTGCGGATTCTCGAAGAAATCTACTTCCTTTACTGGTTCTGGTTCAGGCTGTTTCTTCAATTGAGACTTGATAAGTTCGTCGGCCAGTTTGCGGATTTCGCCTAGCTCGTTACCCTGTCGCCCCATCTCTTTACGGGCGTGCTGGGCAATTCTTGCAAGCTCTGCGACTGACATACCCTTGAATTCATCAGGGATTACGTCTTCCACCTTCTGTTCGACTGCGGCAGCTTGCTCTTTTGTGGTGTCCTGTTGCTCGACTACCTCAATTTCGCCAGCCTCTTCGTCCATGTCCTGAATCTCAGCCATTTGTTACTCCTTTTGCACGACCTCATGTAGTCGCTAGGTTATTGAAACGATTTATAAACCACTTCTTTGCAATAGTCAATAGCTATCTGTTTATCCACTGTGATAGCTCTTTTTACGCTTTTCTGCGGCATTCTTCTCCCGAATATCCGCCCACTTTGAGTAAGCTCCGGGGAATCCAGGGTCTGTTCCGTCTAGTGCAACTCTCGGCATACCAACCATCTTTACGGCCATTGCCCCGCAATCGCACTGAACGATCCTTATGTCAGTCTCGACAAAACGCTCAGTCTGTTTTCCGCAGGCTCCACAACTGAAATCTCTAAGAAGTTTGGGCATCTTCATCCTTTAGTTGCTGATAAGCCTGTTCGCTGACATCCCGCAAAGAGAGCATCCAGCGCATCATGGAAATCTCTCCGCGCCTGAAATGAAGGGTTTTCTCATCCTGAATCGAGGAAATGTCATTCGTGGCCTTTAGCATCTCCTCAACGTCTTCCATGAGTTGATACCACGGACGATCCCCCATCATTCTCAGGCGGAGTTCGTAATACTCTTGAAGTTCTGGCGTCATAGTGTTGGCTGATACCCTTCAATACTCATTGAAATCTTGATAGCGCCACCTGAAACATTGGTTGTCCTCAAAAGATAATTCGTTGAAGGGGCCAATATGAATTCATTTCCAAACCCGAATTCACCGCCTCCCCCGGTATGCTTGTCTCCCGCAGGAATAAGCCCGGTTCCGTTTATTTGAGTCCCAACCCCTGTTACAGTTGGCCCAGATGTAACAGTCGCATCAAATACCTTAGATGAACTTCTGTTGTGATTTGTCATTGAAACAGCAGCCCCAGCAACAGAGAATGTTGTTCCTTCGTATAGTTGAACAGTAGAATTTCCCGTAACTGTCACTGTGAATTTTGCATGAGTGGATTGCACTGCACCCTGAATAAGCATATCAAGGGCAACCGTATCAGCTAACGATGCGCTATATACCCCTCCAGAAAAGTACCTTCCTTCATGTACTTTCTGATGAGGATAGTCGATTGTCGTTGTTGTCGGAATCGGGAATACATCAATCATGTTCCGACCCTCGTTTCATTTCCGCTGATATTAAGCGTTATTCCTGCTCCTGATCCAATTCCTTGAATGAAGTCTCCTGTATTCAACACTTGATTTCCACTCCAATGAACGAGTGTATTCGCGGGAATGCTTACTGTTGGAAACATCATGTTTGTGGTATCAGCAGAGCCGCCAACAGGGACAAGGTGAAAAGCACAAGTCAAAGTTCCGGCAGTCGTGTTGGCAATGCAAACATCAATCACTTCGGCTTTCATGCCTGTGGGTACTGTATAGACGAGTGTGCCCCCACCTGTCGTAATAGCGCCTCTACCAAGTTTCTTCATGCCCATGCGCTCCCGCTCCAATAACTAGGACTTGCAGCTACCCAAGATGCATCATTCCACCGCTTTAACGGTTTAGCTTCCCATGCTGCACCAGTCCAGTATTTGATCCTTGATGTAGCTATTGCGCCCCAAGAATCTCCCCACGATGCAAGCCACGATCCACCCAATGAACTAGCCATTACGCCGGACCCCACTCCGTTCCAAGCTGTCCATTCCCTGTTCACCGCGCTCAATTGGGATCAGGGTTTTAATCTCAAGCGTTTTTAGCCGTGAATCGTACTTCTCAAGCGTTTTCCCGATCAATAGGGAAATACCCTTCAGTTTCGCATCCGTACTTACGTCCGGTCGCAGGAGTTCTATGACTCTCTGCAACATGACTATTCAACTTTTGCAGCATCGCTTAGATAAGCATCGTCTTTTGCTTGTTGGCCCTTTTTCATCTCCATTTGCATCTTTGCGATGTTCTCGTTACTGGTAATGTCCTTTTCCTTAATCATCAACTCAGCGATTCTTGCCCGACGCTCAAAGTCTTTTCCTTCCTGATTGTCATCAAGGTTGTTTGATAGGGCAGAAATCATCTTTGCCTTCGCCTCAAGTGGAGTAGCTTCGGCTTCTGCTTGTGCTTTGGCGGCTTCGGCTTCTTTCTTCGTGGCGTCTGCGTTTTTGACCTTCATATCCAGCATGGCAGACTGTTGTTGCATCTGTTGTACTTGTGGATCGGGTTGTGAAGATTTCGCCATCTGCTCCAGCATTTGCTCACGGTTACTCAATGAGGAATTCTTCAGAATCCCCTGCATCAGAACAGGAGTCAAAGGACTCTGCGCTCCCAAAGTCTGAATCAGGAACGCAAGCTGTTTCTGCTCATATTCCCTCGCTATGATTCCCAAACTTGCCGTAGGAATGAACTTCACATCAGTACTTGGATAGCGTTCAGGGGCGAACTGCATATACCGCCATGCGGCTTTGTAGATGAACGGAATCAGGAAGTCTTCCTGGAAGTTCACCAATGTCCGTTTGTACTTCTTGATCATCGTGGCAGTCGCCATATCCATCGACTGACCATCTCTCGCTACCTGAGACACACTACCGTTGGAATCAATTGTTCCGGTCGCCATCAGCAACATGCGCTCGAATTCCTTGGAAGTCGTCATTGCTGCGCCATCGTTAGTACCGAAATGGAACGGGAACACGATTTCCTGCGGTGCGCCATTTGTCAGAATGGCTTTGCCTGGCTTGACCTCGAACTTGGCCCCACGGGGCCAGCGGGTAGCGTCAATAGCTACCATTGGAGACACGGTAAGGGCAAGTGCGTCCATGTGGCTTCTCATGGAACCATCCACCGCAGACTGCATATTCGTTGCTTTTTCAGCCGTTCCACGCCCTAGGAGCCTGTTAGGGACGGTATCCGCCTGATAACAAATAACAGGCCGGTCTTTCATCATGTAGGGGGATTCTTCGGCTTTCAGAAGAGTTCCATCGTTGGCGATCACGATAATCGCCTCAACCATGTCGGAATAGTCTTCCATTCCGCCTTCAATGCCTTCAATCTCTACAAATTCCTCTTTTACGAGGTATTCCCTCGGGACAAGACCGTAGTACGTAAGCAGTTTTACCTTGTCATCCTCGAAATTCCGTGCTTCCTGAGTCGATTCAATCTCATCAGTGTCATACATTGAACCAATATCGACATTCAGGTATTTTCCAGACTTGATGCCTTGTGCAATCTTGTGGATACCGACATATCGTTCCACAGCTACGCCCATACAGTCGTCAATTGACGTTCCATTGGGATCGAACAGGAAATTCCTAGGATTCACAGGAACCAGCTTGACGGAAATACGGTCTTTTTCGCCTACACCATACGCAATCTGCACCTGATCTACTGGCACTTGCATTGGTTTGTATTGTTTTTCGCTGGAAACCGTGATTTCAGCTATACCCGTACCGAAAATCTCTCCCAAAAGAGTTATCTGGTCAATACTTTTACGGATTTTGTCTTGCGCGAAGTCCTCATATAGCTTCGCTTTCATCACTTCTACATCAACAGGACCATTCTTATCTTCAATATCGTCCTTGATGTCGAAGAACTCCCCTTGCCCGAAGATGGCTTCCATAATCTCGGCATGGCGTGTTTCAATGGCTTGTTGTGTCGCAGGACTAATGACCCTGGATCGTTCTGAAGCCCGGTTTCTGTCTTCAGCATCCCAAATACCGCGCCAGATACGTTCGTATTTGTCCCACTCATCCTGGAAATTCTGATCTCGGTACTCGCGCCACCTATCGGTGTGGTCTACAACAAAGGTCGTAAGTTCTTTGTCTGAATCAGTGGGTTCGTAGAAGTTTGAAGGCGGTTCTTCCATAGACGGATCAACAATCTCCGCACCAGTATGCTCAAAGTTGATATCGTCAGCCATCTACTACCCTTTCAGATTTTCGATAGTTATACCCTATCAACTAAAGATGGTCAATAGCCTACAACAACATCAAGGATTTCAGCCTCTTCGCCTACATCCTGATCTTTTGCGTAAGTGGTAATAACCATGTTAGCAACAAGGGAAAGGCTGTCGATCAGATCGTCGTGAGCCTTCGGGCTAGGGAAACTTACATACTCTTTCTTGAACTGAGTCCAGTCTTCCCTTGAATTCAGCGTAATTCTTCCATGTTCAAACAACCCCTGAAGGTTGTACGTGATCCGGTTTGTCTTTGATCCGCTGCCAATAGGGATAGCTTCAATGTGGGCATAGACGTTGTTTTTCCTCATCAAGTCATCAAGATAAGGCTGCAAGGCTCTTTGCAGGCTACCCTTCTCAATCCCTACCGACATGGGTTTATGGCTTCGGATCGCCATCAGAATCCGTGTAGCTGTCTCTCGGACATCCCACCGGCCATACTCGATCTTCCTGACCCACCACTTCCCATCATCAGACACATGAACCACCGCGATAGCGGAGTTATCCAGGTGCTTCTTCTTCCCATGATCCTTCACTTCCTCAAAGCCAGCAGGGTCTACGGCTATGTAAGTATCGTACTGTTTTGGAGGGTTTTCACTGTACTTTAGCCAGCTTTCCTTAAACACATCCTCGGACATGCTCTCGAAGCTCGCCATGTACTCCCTTTGAAACGCCATGGTACTCATGGACCTCTTGGCGTTATCTATCTCATTCGGATCAATCAACTCATTATCGTAGGTCGTCAGATGCCATGACTTCCACTCAGGGTCTTCTCCTTTAACCCCTCTCTCGTAATACTCCCTGAACAATGAATCCCCGCTGTCAGGAGTCCCAATAAACAGCGCCCCACCTTTCAAATCAGAAAGACTGGGGCGAATAATATCTTCCCACACCATCGGCTTGATGTCCTTGAACTCATCAATCACCGCATCGTATACCTTCATCCCTCTCAACGCATCAGGGTTATCACTCCCCCGTATCCGTATCTTCACCCCATTCACCAACGTCAATTCCCCATCATTCACATTACTTTTCTTCGTTACTTTATACGCCGTCCTCACCAACAAATCCCACATCAACGTCTTTGCCATTCCATACGTAGGCGCTACATACAATACTGTCGCATCTACATGCTTACACTCCAACCCCTTCACTATCAACCGAACACAACTCCCCATCGTCTTACCACAACGCCTTCCAGCTACAACTACCTGGAATCGCGTCTTGTCACAGAAAACCTCCTTTTGCCATTTCAACAACTTGAAATCTAAGGAATCAGACATATCAGCCCTGTGGATAACTTATCGTTTTCACCGTTTCCTGAGTTTAGGGGTCTAGCTATTACTCTTACCATCCCCATCTGCCCCGGCCCCCCCCGCCG